TTTTAAATCCAGTAGCATAATTCTTCGCTTGTTCCGCTGTAAAATGCCTGTCGTATTTAGTAAGCCCCTCACTTCGAGCGAAGCGTGAGATTGATGTTTTCTGCCTACCCATTTCATCAGCCAATGTGTTTATATCTATGGCATCTGGGTGACTAATATAGTATTCTCTTATTTTTCTTTTCTCTTCGTCTGTGAACGGCTTGAACTTAGAGTTTAGTCCAAGTCGCTCCTTCATTCCACGAATCTGCCCTTCCGTTTTATTTAGGATACTACACAATTCCTTGTTAGAGTGGTCGGGGTACAAACGAATAAGCTCTTCCTTCTCATTGTCGGTCCACATTTGTTTTAACGTCCCTCCTTCGCCTGAAAGCCGAACATACACAATCTGTGATTTCGCTTTGTATTCTCCCTTCCTTCGCTTTCTTTGATATTGAACATTTACCGCTCATATATCGCGTGCACCCGACGCAGTTGGACTCGAATTCCTCCAACTGAGACGCATTGTCAAAAACGCCTATATACTCCACTGGATGTATAGTTAATTCGACATGCGGATTTGCCGAATCATAATATATTCGTTGCACGCGCTCACATACCACGTTGTCATCAAGCCAGATCTTCTGTGTATCTGTAATCGCGTCAAGCATAACCTTAAAGTAGTTGTTACAGTCCATATCAATCCTGTTAAAATAGAAAACAGTATCAACATAGAAGTGCTGAGTGCTATTGGGTTCTAAATCCCAGCGCTGTCTCTCTACCTCTTCGGAAACATAGTCGGCAAAATTCTTCCTGTAATCGGAAGCCTCAGATGTCTTATATGACATTGCCACATGCTTGCCTCCGCGCTTCACAGAACGATACCCAAGATAATGGTTGACAGACGGTGGTATGGCTGATACTAATTTCAACTCTTTCAACTGCCCACCTCACTGAAAAATAGGAGATGGCTCAAAAGCCACCTCCTAATAAAATTTGGTTTAAACCTCCTCAGGTTCCACCAACTCAACCTTCTTCGAAGATTTTCTCTTCGCTTTGGGAGCCTCAGTAACCTGTTCAGGTTCAGCAGATTCCTGCTTAATTCCTCTGGATTCTAATACTCGTGCAAGGTAAATAGCCCCGCACTCAGGGGAGCAGGCAACGGTCTGGTATCTAAAAATGCCATCATACTTCTCAGCATTGGTGCATCCAAGATAGCTCTTCCCGCAGACTTTGCAAATCTTTGTTACATTAGCCATTTACCTTACCACCTCTGTTATTAGTCTTATGCTACTTCGTTACCAGAAGCATCGCGGTCAACAGCATCCTGCCCAAACACAGTATAAGTGAAGAACATGTTTGCTTCGCCGCAGCCGCCGGACAGAGCTTCGATCTCGAAAGAGTGAATGGTCTGGTTGTCGCCCATATCAAAGGAGAACTCGCCAGAGAAGTCAGCCTTCGGGATGTAGATCTGGATATGCTTAATGTTAGCGCACTTGTCTTCGCCGATAGCGTCGATGTACATCTTGCACTTGCCGGAGTACTTGTCGCTATAGTCGGTCAGGACAGAAGCCTGGATGCGGCGCTTATAGAACACAACAACTTCGGTACCAACAGCAACATCAGTATGGAACTGGAGCAGCTTGGAGGACGGAGTATAAGCGAACTTGCCAGCAGCGGCAGCGCCAGCCTGCTCGAGCTCGGTGCTCAGAACGCCATCAGCATCCTTGATGAAGCAACCTTCAATCTCAGCGCCAGCAGTACCAACGGCAATGTAAGAAGTATTTGCCTTATTACCAGTCCCCACGGTGAGATAGTCAGTCCACTCGACAATAGCGGTGTTGCTATCGACAAACTCAGCACCAACCTGTTTCTCCCACAGACCAGCAGAAACGAGGCCGTTATCGCCAGAAACAGTGACAGCCTTGTTACGCTTCAGAGAGGTAATCTTACGGCCCTGTTTACCGGTGATGTCGACTTTCTCTTCGGTCTGGGAAATATTTGCATTCTGGAGTTCATCCAGCATGAACAGATAAGCGCCAGTCGTAATATCAAAACAAGAAATTGTTTCAAGGCTGGTAATGGCAATATCACCAATTTTTACCATGATATTTCCCTCCTATAAAATTAATGGACGAGCCAATTCAACTCGTCCTTCGATATATCTTTAGCACTTATAGTGCCGCTATATATACCATGCATTCGGTTGTCGTAATCAACCTTCTTTATAATCTGGCGAACACTTTCATTGAACTGGTAGATTGTTAGACCCAACGTCCCCTCATAATCGTACTTGTACTGTTCTGTGTTCACCATAGCTACAATGAGAGGTTCGAGCTGTGACATCTGAGTCGCTTTCCTATTCTTGCGCCTCTGTTGTTTTAAGCGCTCTCTCTCAAGCAAATATTTTTTCGTCTCCTCATCGTTTACTTTTCTCACGTTCTTTTTAAGCCCGTGAATTGTACGAAGTGAAGTTGCGATTTTATTATATATAGCACGATCTATAATGATGCCATTCTCCTCGTCTACAAGAATGATTTTATCGTTTTTGTCGCTCTTCTTGAGCTTAAACTTATTCAAGTCTATATCATTGAAGATGAGGCTTGTATCCAATGATCGTAAGCCATTAAATAAAATTATGAATAAATCGTAGTCGTTAAGTTTGGTAAAGTCTATACCAGCATCGTCAAGCGTAACCATCATATCAAGTGGAGATGCTGTCAGCGAGCCGACAAGCCCGTAATAAGCATCCTCATCCTTCAGGATATCGCCGACTGTAGGAACTACTATACTGATCTTATCGTTAATAGGCCACTCATGCTTATATAGCAAATTTAGTGCCAATTAGAACTCCCTCTTTCTGTTCGCCGGAATAGGTTTCCCAGTAGGAGAAAGCCTGTTGAAGTCTTCAGCATAGAATGTCATCGCCTTACCCTGATAGTCTGTCATCGGGGCGAACCGCTTCACAGAGTAAAGGTCGAGTTCGCCGAGGCCATACTCACGACTACCATTAATAGTATTCGCAATTTCGGAACAGAGCTTGTCAATCCGAACACCACCCTCTTTTAAACGCATCAGAGATCTGTGGGTAAAAGCCCATATATAGATGGTAGGGGAGTAGAACGTCTTGTTGCTCGTTCGCTGCACATCAACATCGAAACAGATATATGTAGCCCCGTGCTGAACTGTTTCTGGTATATACTCATATGGAAACACCTTCGTGTAAGCCAGTTTATAGGCATCCTCGATGGCGATGTCTTCATCAATTAACTTTACAATTTTCTCATTTGTAAGAAGATCCTTCATCAGTTGGTTCTTGTAATCATAGAACTCCTGTAGCTGCATTATAACCACACCTTCTTTCCTGTAGTCTCATTCGTCTCAACGCTAGGCGTTACGTGCGTGACAACAGCGGGTTCATCTTCGTGCGGAAAATACTTATAGTAATCAGCTATCCCAAGTTCAAAATTATCATCCTCAGAAGAATTCACTTCCTGCATAACAAATTTATACACACCAGGGTCGTCCCCGTAAAAAGATCGACCTACCTTCAGAGGTTTAGAGTTCGTGAATGCCATCATGTCGCCGTTCCCAGCTTCATCAACAAGGAACCGGCTAGTACGGTTAAGTCTTTTAGTGAATTCGTTTCTCTGGATTGTGATCGCGATACGAGAGTCGCCGCGAGACACAATAAAGTTCCTGTCTTCAAACTCGCCTGTGAGATATTTAGTGCCATCCTCGACATTGCACCACTGCTCGCGAATAATGCCATCAGGATCTACCCACTTAAGCAGATAGTTACACTGAAGCAATTTCGCTCTGGTATATATTTCTCTGTTTGCATCTTTTTCGTCAACAAGCCAGTAACAATCCATCCAGTAAACCATTCCACCATGCTTGATATCTTCCCCAGGCATGGAATATATATATTTCTGGTCTAAGTTATCTGAGTTGACGATTGCGACTTCTTGGCTAACGCCATCGATAGTCACAGTAAAATATGACAGATTATCTGGAAGCTTCGTGGTAAGATAACGCTTCTCACGCTGTAGTCTTGTATCCCTACGCGTCAGGCCACGAACTTCTGCTAAAGCTTCATAAGAGTCCCATACGCTCATATTCAACCCTCCCCGCCATATCTATCGGCGAGCTTATGGCAGATACTAATAGCGTTGAATACTTTACGCTTTACTTCCCGCTTGGTGAAATATGGATCTTCAACCCTGTCGATCAAGCACTGCAGAATAACAATAAGCGACATGAACATTGAATCACTACCGACGCATTTAATTATATGGCTGCTCGCTTCAAGTTCGTCTCTAAGCTCTTCCATATATATTCTGAGCGACTCCTCGCCCTCTTCATATAACGGCAGAATCTTAAAGTACAACCCGACAAGATTTTCGAAGTAGTTGCGCACCAGACTCCCGTCGATCGATATACCGGACATAGTCTCTACAATCATATGTGCAGCTCTGTCAGCGCACCATGATTATAGCTATATTCACGAATCAGCTGCAGATAATCTTTCTGCACCTTCGTATAAGCGTTACCAATACGAAGCAGCAATTCAGCAGGGGAGTACACCGTGAAGTCTTTTGTATTCAGAAGATTCTCCAAGTTCTCCTGCCTGTAGACCAATGGTTTCATCCATTGGATAAGCATCCCTTCGGACACTATCTCTACTATCTCATCGAGATCATCGCCAGATATGTCAACATTGAATTCGCGCTTATCGTCATCTGCCGTTGTAAACAAATCATACAGGCAGTTCTTCTTAAATGCAGTAAGCGCACGCTTCAAATATCCATCTATAATTATCTGACGGTCATCTTCGCTGAGCCGAATGAAATCATACTCGGTCACTTTAGCAATGAATGCTTCAGTAAAAACGTCATATGAGAGGCTCATAAACCGCCTCCTTATTTCTCAACAAGATCTATGCCAAGGCTCTTTTCAAGAGTCTCGACTACTTTCATCGAGTCAATTTCCCCTTCTGCGAGCAGCTGCCTTGCCCTATAGGATACGGACCGCTTCTGCCCTTCAGACATTCCGTCTAGCATCTTCCCAAGATCAGCTGGCTTCATCGAAAAGATTTCATCAAAGTTATCAATTCCGATAGAGTTCTTGTAGAATGCACGAACACCAAGGTAATCAATCACCCAGTCGAATTCGTCATCGAACATAAACCAGTTTCTTTCAAAGAACTTCTTATTAGCAGCCTTCGCATTTCGAAGCTCCTGAAGTTCCATTTCCTGTGAATCGCCAAACTCTTCCCATACAAAACGTTCTCCAGTCCTAGGGCTGATATACACTAGGCGGCCACGAGAACCATTACGTACTGTAATGTACTGATGCAGATCAATCTCAATAGGGGTAAGCTTCTTCTCCTCTTTGGGCTCAGTCACAACAGGTGCTTCTGCTGCCTTCTGCTTCTGAGTAGCTCTAGATTTTGTTGAAGTAGATTTCGTAGTAGTTGCCATATCTATTCTCCTTTAATCCCATAAGATGAGCGGGGCGGATTAAGCCCCGCTGTAAACAATTTAATTAGGCTGATAGCCTATTAGAACTCGTAACGGCCAACGCCGGTGTTCTTACCACCGTCGAGGACGATACCGAGGCCGAATTTTTCGCCAAAGAAATCCGTAATATTCAGCATATATACTAAGTTATTTGTTGTTTATTTTTGTTGTTATTGCTCTTTCAAAATCCCATCCAGAATAGATTCTATTAAACAGTGTTTTTGGATTGAACCCCATGATACCAGCCCATTCTGTGATATTATGCTCCTCTCCATTATAACTAAACACTCTATTACTGCGGCGATTATTAGCCTGCGCAACACTAGTAATCCATCTGCAGTTCTCTGGTTCATAGTTCCCATTATTGTCTATTCTGTCAAGTGTACATTCGCCACGTCCGGCATTCTCATTATACCCAGAAGACATCGCCCAGTCTCTAAAAGACTCAAAAGAGTTCATCCACGAGTCGCATACTTTAATCCCTCTGCCACCATAATGTTTAAAGTATGTTGCATTTGGGTTATTGCACCTAGCCTTCATTGCGCACCAAACTGCATATAGTGGAGAAGTCGATAAATGATGAGTAGAATTTTGTCTAGTGTTTTCGTCAGATCGAAAACATCCACACGACCGTGTGACGCCTTTCTTTAAGCTATCTCCG